TTTATGAATACTGCAGAATTCCAACTCTGGAGTTATACAAATTTAAAAACCCACGTGGGTCGAGATTTGCGGGATCACAAAATTCAAGCAAAACAATACATATTTGAATTGGATGCAAATTCTGCATATTTTGATTACAAAACTAAAGTAGATTCTATGCCAAAGTTTTGGTCTAAAGATCTTAGGCCAATGTTTTATGATGATCATTGGATCGGACATTATTTAACCGAACCCGGAGTCAAGGAAACTGCTATAGAATTATTGGAAAATTTTAAAGGATGAGATCATTAAATTGCAAACTGCAAGCTCTACTAGCAATAGATAATGGATTATGGACCATTGGATCGATGTTTAACGCAGAAGATTTTGACTATATAAAGCAATCCATATTGGCAGTTCCACACAATCAATACATAGATCATCCGGCACATAAAGATTTAAGATTCGAACTAGTATGGGTCAATGACGGCATACTGGAAGAACTCACTGGGGCATTTGATGAAATTTCAAATCAAGTATCAGAATTAATAAAAACTCCGGTCATGTGTAATCAAGTTAGGGTATGGCGAGATCAACCTGGGTTTATGATTCCTTTTCACGAGGATGATCAAAATAGCATTGCCCATATTCAATTATACATAGACAGTGCCACTGATGATATTGGAACCACATGGTACACTACTCAGGGACGCCATACTTGCTCATTCACATCCAATACAGGCTATTTGACTGTGTGCAAATATAGATACCCTCATGGTATGTTGAAGCCTACAACCAACCAAACTCGTTACAGCTTATATGCTACATTTGCCAAACGATCTTGATTTATTCAAAAATATCAACTATAATACATTCAATAAAGGAGAAACTATGAGCGACTACAATCGTACATTCAACGGTGATGCAAAAATCAAACTAACACAATTGATCAACGAAGGTATGCAAGTACTACGAGAAGTAGAGGACTTGAATACTGGACTTAATGAAACCATTAAAGCCATTGGTGAAGAATTAGAAATTAAACCTGCTACACTAAAGAAAGCAATTAAAATTGCACACAAAGCACGTTTAGGTGAAACTAATCGTGATCATGATGAATTAAACACAATTTTGGAAACAGTCGGTAAAACACTTTGAAGACTATCGTTCATACCTGTAGTAGTATTCTTGTACGTCCCAATGGCATTGTACGTTATATCAATGCAGTCTTGGATTTGCAAAAAAGTATGGGGTATAAAACTATTTTTGTCACTGATGCCAAGCCCACACAGAAAATTAATGCGGATCAAATACTATACTATAATGATAATTCAACATACGTACCCAATATTAAAGATGGGCATGTATGGTTGCAAATAGATCAAAAAATTTGTGATTATATAAAGTATGCATTGGCTAAATTAAGTCAGGATCCTGATTTAATTGTATCACATGATTTGCACAGCTATATGGCGGCAGTGACTGAATTTAAAGACGGGGTATTTGTTCAACACGAAACTGATGTATTGACTTCGAACAGTAGATATAGTTACATCAGTGACGAATACTTAGATGCACAAACTAATATAGTTAATACAACAAATTGGCGTATTGGGTTATCTGTACACAGTGATAACGTTAGTCCAAAACGTCCAGTCTACACTCCTGCACCATTTGCGGCAGTCGCAGATCCAAAACAATTTCGCACACGTGATTTGTTATATATTGGCGATGCAACTGAACGTAAAGGGGCAAAAGAATTTATGGACATGGCACGTAAATTAAAGGTAAAACCCACAGTTATTACACATGATCCTGATGCTGAAGTATTTGCAGGTGCCGACGTGTTTAGTTTTGGACTAGATGAACGTGATGCGATGTATAAACTAATGAGCGAATGTAGTGTTGCTTATTTGCCCAGTAAGAATGAATGTCCGGGCTTGGTTGTGTTAGAATGTTTACAGTTTATGCCTGTGGTAGTTGACAGTCAATATGAGTGGACCAAATATTTAAAAAATACCGGTGCAATCTGCACAACTGATGAGAGCATAGAATTTGCCATTGAACATTTACTGCAAAGTAATGGCAATGATCAACGCAATCTACTAGATATTTGGTGCGAGCACAGTCAACAATATTGGCGTAATCTAAGCATATGATATCAAATAGTATTGAGTACATTAAGCGGGATTGGAATAGTAATCCTTTGAGATTCTGTGCCGAAGCATTTGCTTGGCTTTGTAGTGTGATTAGTGCTATAATGTTTGCGGTAACCGCACCCAATATTCCAATCATACCACTGTACTGTATTTTTATCAGTGGGTGTTGTGCCAGTGCGTGGAGTTGTTATACTCGTGGTAGTTTTGGTTTAATGGCCAATGCAGTCTTTTTGATAACAATTGATAGTATTGGTCTTATACGGATGATAAGTATTAGTTAGAGTCGTTGGCTATACCAACATGTAGAGTAAGTGTAAGCTCGAAATTACATAAGGAAAAGATATGAGTTACGTTGATGCGATCTTTGATCGCGGTAAAGATACTATTCACGTTGTAGAACGTGTAAACGGTGAGAGAGTCTATAAAGAATATCCTGCAGAGTATATTTTTTACTACGACGATCCCAAAGGCAAACACCGCACAATATTTGATACTCCGGTTAGTAGATTCCATACTAGGAACAGTAAAGAGTATCACAAAGAATTAAAAACATTAGGCAATAAAAAACTATGGGAAAGTGATATGAATCCCATATTCCGTTGTCTTGAAACAAATTACTTGGGTGCGGATTCTCCCAAATTACAGACTGCATTTTTTGACATTGAGGTGGACTTTGATCCACAAAAGGGCTATGCGCCTACAACAGATCCCTTTAATAAAATCACTGCCTTCTCAGTCTACTTGGACTGGATGGATAAACTTGTGACATTAGTATTGCCACCAAAGACATACAGTTGGGAACGTGCACAGGAAGTCTGTGACCAGTTTGAAAACTGTTATATGTTTGAGCGTGAAGAGGATATGATTGAAACATTCCTTGACTTAATACAGGATGCAGACATTGTCAGTGGGTGGAACAGTGAGGGATTTGACGTACCCTATACCGTGGGACGTATTGTAAAAGTATTGAGCAGAGATGATTTGCGTAGACTCTGCTTGTGGAACCAAATGCCCAAGGAGCGTGAGTTTGAACGCTTTGGTGCAACACAAACAACATTTGACCTAGTAGGTCGTGTGCATATGGACTATATGCAACTGTACAGAAAGTACACCTACGAGGAACGACATAGTTATAGTTTGGATGCAATCGCTGAATATGAACTAGGCGAAAGTAAGACTCCATATGAAGGTACGTTGGATCAGTTGTATAACAAAGACTTCCCAACATTCATTACCTATAACAGACAAGATACCATGCTGATTGCAAAGTTTGATAAGAAATTACGCTTCTTAGATCTCGCAAGTGAACTGGCTCATGATAATACGGTATTGTTAGCAACTACAATGGGTGCAGTTGCTGTAACAGAACAAGCCATTATCAATGAAGCACACCTGCGTGGTATGATAGTTCCAAACAGAAAGGGTCGTGATGAAAAAGGAAATACGCAAGCCGCAGGTGCCTATGTTGCTAATCCCAAAAAAGGTATGCACCGAGACATTGGAGCGATCGACATCAACTCGCTCTACCCCAGTGCTATTAGAGCGCTCAACATGGGACCGGAAACCATTGTTGGACAGTTAAGACCTATAATGACTGATCACTATATCAGTGAGAAGTTAAAAGTCAATAACAACAACCAAACAGATGCGTGGGAGGGTTTGTTTGGCAGTTTAGAATACACCGCAGTTATGAACGGTGAGTCAGGTACTGAGATAACTATTGACTGGGAAGAAAGTGGAGACAACACGGTACATAGTGCCAAAGAAGTATGGGATATTATATTCGGTAGTAACCAACCTTGGGTACTAAGTGCCAATGGTACAATATTTAGATATGACCGTGAAGGCATTATACCTGGATTACTGGCACGTTGGTATAAAGAACGTAAAGAAATGCAGGCCAAAAAGAAAGAAGCCACAACAGAAGAGGATAAAGCATTTTGGGATAAACGTCAACTAGTTAAGAAAATTAACTTAAACAGTTTGTATGGTGCTATTCTTAATGAGTTCTGTAGATTCTTTGATAAACGTATCGGGCAGTCAACAACACTAACAGGTCGTGCTATTGCACATCATATGGACAGTCACACAAATGAATGTATCACAGGCAAGTATGATCATACTGGTGATGCAATTATATATGGTGACACCGATTCAGTTTACTTTAGTGCTTGGCCTGCAATTAAAAAAGAAGTTGAAGCTGGCACAATGGAATGGAACAAAGACATCTGTGTACAACTCTATGACAGTATTGCTGATAGTGTAAATGAAAGTTTCCCCTCATTTATGGAACGTGCATTCCATTGCCCACGTGAGATGGGTGAGATCATTAAAGGTGGGCGTGAACTAGTGGCCAGTCAGGGACTGTTTATTAAAAAGAAACGCTATGCGGTATTGATTTATGATCTTGAAGGCAAACGTTTGGATACACACGACAAGCCGGGTAAACTAAAAGCCATGGGCTTGGACTTGAAGCGTAGTGATACACCCAAAGTTGTGCAAGACTTTTTAAGTGAGATCTTGTTGGATGTACTAACAGGTGCTGCCAGAGAAGATATTATTGAAAAAGTAAAAGAGTTTAAGATTGCCTTTAAGGATCGCCCGGCTTGGGAAAAAGGTACACCCAAACGTGTAAACAACTTGACCAAGTATACCGCAGAAGAAAAACGATTAGGCAAAGCCAACATGCCCGGACACGTTAGAGCAGCAATGAACTGGAACAATCTAAAACGTATGCATAATGACAACTATAGTGCGGGTATTGTAGATGGTATGAAAACTATTGTGTGTAAACTTAAAGATAATCCTTTGGGCTATACATCAGTTGGGTATCCCACAGATGTATTACACATCCCGCAGTGGTTCAAGGACTTACCATTTGACAATGGACTTATGGAAAGTACTATTGTAGATCAAAAGGTAGAAAACTTGTTGGGTGTATTGGGCTGGGAGATTGAAGCCAATACAGACATTAGTAGTACATTTGACAGTTTGTTTAGCTGGGAGTAACTGTGGCGCTATATGATCTAGTATCGCTCAAACATGCGCTAACTCAAAGTTTGGATGTGTCTCATGAGGTAGTGACCCTACAAACTCTAAGTAACCGTATTGCTAATATTAAAGTGCAGGTTCCGGTGATTAGCGACGAGAATAGAGCATTCATAGATGCGTTGGAACAACACTATATTGATTTAAGTAATCAAATTGCGGATTCTACATCAAATACTAAACTATTAATAAGCGATTTAAATAAGCAAATAACAGACTTGGCACATAAATTATTTGCTGATAGTTATGAATTAGAAGAACGTACTGGTGGAGTTGATAATGTACGAAATAATCGAAAAATATATCTGCGAGAAGATATAGAACAAGATGTAAAGCAACGTATTTTATTACACACAAATTGGCGGTATCCTGCATTGGAAATAGGGTGCAGGGATGGCGAATGGACACAGTTTTTAGTTGCTGCCGATCCACTGTATATTATGGATCAGTTTCCTGAGTTTTTAGAAAGTACTAATAATAAATTTCCGGACGTGTATAAAAACAGACTCCGCAAATATTCTTTAAAAGATCATAATTTTGATGCATTACCAAAGAATCAATTTGCATTTGTATTCAGTTGGGGACATTTTAACTATGTTAGTTTGGACACTATAACACAAGTATTAAAACAACTAAAAGATATTTTACGTCCCGGCGGCATATTTTTGTTTAGTTACAATGATGGCGATACTCCTGCCGGTGCCGGCATGGCCGAGAGCTTTGCACAAACATATATGCCAAAAAGTCTATTAATTCCCATTTGCGAAAGTTTAGGTTATGAAATATCTGGAGAATTTGATTACGAACCAAATATAAGTTGGTTAGAAATTAAAAAGCCCGGAACCCTGCATACCATTAAATCCCATCAAGTTTTGGGCGAAATAAAACGTAGAGAAATTAATCAAACACCTTGACAGACCTAAATACATCTGTTACAATTAATCAACTAGGAGAAACCATGCAAGATTATTTAAAAGATATAGTACAACACACAAACGGATTAGGCAATATTGACCTAATTAAGATCACAGGCACACAAGATGAAACACTGATCAATAGTGTCAGTGAAGATCGTAGTGTTATTTTAGAAGCAAAGTTTAAATCAGCACATCCCGAATTCATTGGAACATTTGGCATGCCCAACTTGGCTAAACTAAAAACAATTTTAGGTATTGATGAGTATCGAGAAGATGCTAAGATTACAATCAACACACAAAAGAATACTGACGGGGATACAGTTCCTAGTGGTATACACTTTGAAAATAAAGCAGGTGACTTTAAGAATGATTATCGTTACATGGATGCTAATGTTATTAATGATAAACTAAAGACTGTTAAGTTTAAGGGTGTTAAATGGGGTGTCGACTTTGAGCCAACTGCACAGAATATTCAACGTTTACGTTTTATGGCCAGTGCTAACAGTGAAGAAACAACATTTACTGCAAAAACAGATAACGGTGACTTGAAGTTTTACTTTGGTGATCCAAATACTCACGCAGGCAATTTTGTATTCTCTGCAGGCGTTAGTGGTAGCTTTACTAAACAAAGTTGGCATTGGCCAGTTAATGTAGTGCTTGCAATCTTAGCACTACCCGGAGACAAAACATTTAAAATGAGTGATGAAGGTGCTAGTAAGATCACTGTTGACAGTGGCTTAATTGAATACGACTATATTATTCCTGCACAAACCAAGTGATTATAGACGCTTATTTTGTAAATCAATGGAAGATTAAAGGTCACGTATTGGGAGAATGTATGAGTCATCCCGATACTGATCTTATGTATGTCCATATTCCAAAAAATGCCAGCTCCTGGACCAAACCCAACTTGCAGGATTGGAATTGGGAAATATATAATTACCACGAAGACTTGCAAATTAAAAACAAAAAAGCTATAATAGTCTTACGTGATCCTTTAGAAAGATGGGTCAGTGGTATAGCAGAATATTTGTACCTGCATCAATATGATCTAAATACATGGGAACTTAGTTCTCATATGATAAATTTAATTTTTGATCGCATAGTATTTGATGATCATACAGAACGTCAAATAAATTTCTTGCATGGACTTGAAAGATCAAACTGTGTCTTTTTTAATTGTGATGAAAATTACAGAAAAAACTTCAGTGATTTCTTAAATGCAAATAACATGCCTAATGAATATTACAAATACGATTTACAACATGTCAGTGCAAATAGTCCTATCAGAAATGATTTTAAAAATTTATTCCAACAACAAATAGAAAAACATTCAAAATATAGAGAAGCAATTGAATGGTATTTTCATGAGGACTACAAACTAATTAATTCTGTAGAGTTTTATGGAAAGTAATAAGCTAAAATTAGTGCTAAACTCAAGGGTCGTGTACTGTCAGAAGAAACTAAAAAGAAAATGTCGGACGTAAGAAAAAAACTATGGGCAGAAAAGAAAAAAAATGATTCAAGATAATTTAACAAAAAAACAGTTAGATAATAACGGTCTTAGCCAATATGCCGTGTTCCTACCGGCTATCAGTGGCTTTTATGCCACCTTTATTGGCAAGCAACGTGCCGAAGAATATGTAGACCCTGCACGTATGCCCGCAGGCCTAACTGATATGGAACAAATGAATTGGCTTAACAGTCAAAAAGGTTTATTCCCATATAAATGGAGTTTGTATTCAGCAGGTCATGCTGATTTAGATTTAACTCGAACAAACACCAGCGAAGACATGCTACGCAATCGTGAGAAGGGTAGTGTGTTGGTTGGTGACAGTGGTGGATTCCAGATTGCTAAAGGATTATGGGAAGGTGACTGGAAAGCCAACAGTGGATGCCCCAAAGCACAAGCCAAGCGTGAAGCAGTGCTCAAGTGGTTGGATAATCTTGCAGACTATGGTATGGGTTTAGATATTCCAACTTGGATTGTACTACGTCCCGATGCTATGAAGGCTACACAGATCAGTACACACGATGAAGCAGTTAATGCCACTAAGTTTAACATGGAATACTTTATCAATAACCGTAAAGGTATTGAAAATGGTGGATCACGTTTCCTAAATGTATTACAGGGCGCTAATCATACTGAAGCAGAAGACTGGTATCAGATAATGAAACAATATTGTGATCCAGTCAAGTATCCCGGTAAACATTTTGATGGTTGGGGTATGGGTGGACAGAATATGTGTGATGTACATCTAATCCTAAAACGATTAATTGCATTAAAGTATGATGGTTTATTGCAACAGGGTAAACATGATTGGATGCACTTTTTAGGAACAAGTCGTTTAGAATGGGCAGTATTATTAACCGCTATTCAAAGAGCAGTACGTAAATATGCCAACCCCGATTTTACAATAAGTTTTGATTGCGCAAGTCCTTTTTTAGCAACTGCAAACGGACAAGTCTATTACGAAAACGTATTTCCCGATAACGACAAATGGAGTTATCGTATGAGCTCTAGTGCAGACAACAAGAAATATAGCACAGATACACGTAAGTATAGCGTAGGTACTGTAGCGGATGGTATATTCCCTAACTTTACAGAGAGCCCAATTAGTGATTTAATGACTATGAAGGACATTTGCATATACAAGCCCGGTGATTTAAACAAAAACGGTAAGGAAGGTAAAACAAGTTGGGATAGTTTTAGTTATGCATTATTAATGGGGCATAATGTTTGGATGCATATTGATGCAGTTCAACAGGCAAATAGACTATTTGATTCCAATGAAAGTCGTCCTGGTATGATGCAATGGAGTCAAGGTGATCATGCTAAGTTTGAGGATATAGTAGAACGTATATTTGCCGCACCTACTAGAGCCGAAAGCGAAGACATCATAGAAGGATACAGTAAGTATTGGATGGAGATCATTGGTGGTCGTGGCTTTATTGGCAAGAAGGCTCTTAACAGCAGAACAGTAGCCAATAACAAAGATATGTTTGATCTTGAAGTTAATTTTGACAAACCAAAACCCACAAAGAAAGTAAAACCCACTATCAACAACGCACTATTTGAGGAGTAAGCATGAATAGTTTAATAGAGTTGCAGAAGAAACATGCCGCTTTGGATAAACGGATTGACAATATGGAAAAAACTGGGCTTTATGCTGACACAATTCTTGGTGAAATGAAGAAAGAAAGGTTGCAATTGCGTGACGAAATTGCTATACTAGAACAACAACAACCGAAAGAGACTAATGAATAGAGAAGGGCACGAAAACGTAATATATTTCTTTGGCAAGGAAGTTGAGCACACACCTGCATATGGTATGGATACGCTATTTGTTACAGGTGTACAACCTGTAGAAGAAATTGCAGAAAAATTAAACGGTGCTACTCATATATTTTTTGGTGCCAATCATAGTTATAACCCGCAAACTCCCGAAGAATGGCGTGCTTGGGAAGATATGATCACATTCTTTTTAGACAAAGAATATTTGTGCAGTTTAGATATTCCCTTGAGCGCAGTGGAAGAATTTAATGATGGTGGGTTAAATGACTATAACAACTTTATCCCGCAGATAAGGGTTCCGGTTCCATATATTAAATTATGGAACTATAACACTATGCTTAAAATTGATGACAAAGATTTTAAAGCAACCAACCCAGGTGTATGGTGCCATAGCCTACACAAGTTAAAAGACCGCAATGTATTCACAGATTGGTCAGAATACAAAAATGATTTACCTTTATGAATCAAGAGCAACGAGATACCATAGAAAGAATTAAAGAGCGAGCAGGTCGCACCATATTTGTAACATTCCAAAAAGAAGGTATACATTGTTATCCAGCTGCCGCAACAGACCCACAACTAGCAACAGGAGATGAATATGATGTATCATTTTTGGGGACTCCTCATCGTCATATATTCCACTTTAGGGTGGGGATCGATGTGTTTCACAATGACCGTGATATTGAGTTTATTCAATTCAAAAGATGGTTGGAAAATCTTTACAAAGATGCTATACTAGCACTAGACTACAAGAGTTGCGAAATGATTGCAGATGACTTGTATGTACAAATTGCCGGACGTTATCCCAATCGTAACATCACAATTGAAGTATCCGAGGACGGTGAAAACGGATGCGTCATTAACTACAACCTAACCCGTCCAAGTCAATCAATCGTTATTTAAGGGATTAACATGGCAGTTATTAAACCACCATCTTGTATAGTTCTCGGTTGCGGCCGTCCACAGAGTTATGTGAAAACACAACAAGATGGTAGTAAGGTATTTAGAAACTATTGTGCACATCATCACAAGAAAAGAACACAATTAAAAGGAGTCAAAGAAGATCATTGCGAAAATCGTGATGGACATTTAGGATTTCCTTGTACCTCTACTATTATTGACTCATGCCAATTACATGTCGATCATGTGGATGGAAATCGACATAATAATGGCGTTGAAAACTTGCGTACATATTGTGCCAATTGTCACGCTGTTAAAACAAAAAGATGCGGCGACCATAAAAACACATACAATCATATACCCGAGTCAACAATAGACAACCCCAACCTTTTTCAATTTTTATAAGGAAAACAAAATGGCAGAAGCATGGCTAAAAAAATATCTTCGTATGAAGCCCGAAGTAACTCATCTATTAGATGACTTGGAAGAATATCTTGCATTTTGTAAGAAGCAGGGTTATGTTTATGATGAAAATCATTTATACAACGAGAAAACTCCGTGGGGAGAAATGCAACGTGTAAAAGCGGGCAAGCACCCAAAAGATAATTGGAGCCCACATCCCAAAGAGCGTCGTGACTTCCGCCCACGCGACACAAACACACATTGGAAATATCGTGACTAATCCCTTCAGAGACCAAGAAAAATTTATGAAGGCCTGCGATCAAACTGTTGGTGCTGAAAACACAAAACAGTTTGGTATGTATGTTAATTTAATCAAAGAAGAACACGATGAATTGACGGTTGCTATGAATAATAGCGATCCCGTCGAAACATTGGATGCATTGATTGATATCCTAGTTGTTACCATTGGCGCCATACACAGTATGGGTGCCGATGCTGAAGGTGCTTGGAAAGAAGTAATGCGTACTAACTTTGAGAAGATCGATAAAGAAACAGGCAAGGTGCGTAAGCGTGAAGACGGCAAAGTGCTTAAACCATTGGGCTGGACGGCTCCAGAACTAAAACCTTTTGTAAAATGAATATTTTATACGTAGGGCCTAGCTGGGCAGCTCGAAGTTATGATACACATGATGCATCTGAATCCGATTACACCAGCTTATATAAAGAGTTATCTTTACAAAATCTTAATGTGATAAACTTGTCGCAAGGCGGAGCAAACAATCAATTCTTCTTAGATTTTTTAAATAGCCCAAATCAACCGCATTCATATAAAGACAAATATGATGCAATAATATGGGTATATTGTGAGCCGATGATTAATATCGATGACAAAAAATCATTTTTGCAATCCGAAGATTTTTGGGCTTCACGAGCAGAAGCTAACAGGCAACTACTAGATAAAATAGCAAACTTGGGTGTTCCTGTGGCAATGATCGGTGGACATAGCGATATCGAGGATTGTAATTATTCTAATTTAGAAATCATACACCCAAGTTGGCAAAAATTCTTAGCCGAATCTGTTGGCGTCAAATTAGCAAATGGGTGGGGTTGCGAGATTCCCCATAAATTATTATTAATAGATTATCCAAAATTAAAGCCTTCAAAAAATCTAGTAGATCGTGTTAGTGATACTTGGCGGGCTTGGTGTGAGATGGATCTTAATGGGGTATTTTGTTGGTGCCATCCCAACAAATTGGGTAATGAATTATTTGCTCGTGAAATTGAGCAAAAAATACAAACATGGATTAAAAATTTATAGTATAATAGCATATGATTTATCTAATAGATTTGGAAGCAGTTGAAACACGTTACACTGGGCAATGGAAAACCAGCCTGCCCCTATTATTACAAAAGGAAGGACACAATGTTCAAATTATCTCTGGGCCTGAGGATATTCCTAGTGCTACCACTCCAGGCGCTTTTCTTAACTTTGGCGGCACTAATATCTATAAGTCTAGCCAAGTTGAAAAAATTAGCAGACTATTTTGCGATGGATCCATTTCGCCAGGGGATCATTTTTTATTTACTGATGCTTGGCATCCTGGTATCATTAACCTCAAATATATGAGCGAGTTGTTGGGTATTCCAGTAACGATTCACGCTATATGGCATGCTGGCAGTTATGATCCGCAGGACTTTTTGGGTAGACTAATTGGTGATACTCCTTGGGTACGTCATGCTGAGAAGAGTTTCTTCCATGCAGTTGATCACAATTATTTTGCTACAGACTTTCATATGGATATGTTCAATAAGAATTTATTTGACCATACACAAGATACTACTCGTAGTGATAAAAAGTTTATACGCACAGGTTTGCCTATGGAGTATATGGATGAGATACTGACTCCTTATAAAAACATGGAGAAGCGTGATCTTATTTTATTTCCACATAGGATTGCTCCCGAGAAGCAAGTGGAAATATTTAGGGACTTGGCAGAACACTTACCGCAATATGAGTTTGTAGTGTGCCAGGATCAACAATTATCCAAACATGAATATCACACATTACTTGGACAAGCAAAGATAGTGTTCAGTGCTAACTTACAGGAAACATTGGGAATTAGTTGTTACGAGGGTGTCGTAGTAGATGCTATTCCCATGGTACCTAATAGACTGAGTTACGAAGAAATGTACAATGATACATTCAAGTATCCCAGTTTATGGACCGAGAACTGGGAAGCATACAATGTCAATCGTGAACAGGTGTGTGCTACTATTATTGACTACATGAGCAAATACGATCAGCTACGCCCTTATTTGCAAGAGCAAGCTAAATCTTTAACTGATAACTTTTTTACTGCTACTGAGTTATTGGCTAATTTAAAATAACCACAATCCTAGACATAGACCTAAATAATTGTTATAATTAACAATTGGAGTAATAAATGTACGATAAAGCACAACAAGATTTTAACGAAAATGAAACTGCACTAGATGCAATGGCCGGAGACGGTGGTTATAGCGAAGGCACACGTCACGGGTATCTAGCCTCAGTGATGAGACGTAACGGTAAACGTTTTTGGGCTGGAGATAACATTAGCGAATATGTTCAAGAAGAACATATTCCTGAATTAATTGATGAAGCTACTAAGGCATTTGAAAAAGTCTTAGATTGTTTGCTTATTGATAGAGAAAACGATCCCAATAGTAAAGGTACTGCAAGACGTCTTGCTAAAATGTATTTCAACGAAATTATGGAGGGCAGATATGTCGCAGGACCAGATGCAACCAGTTTCCCCAACGACAGTGAAGACAGATATGAAGGTATGTTGGTGGTACGTAGTGAGCTCCGCTCTATGTGCAGTCATCATCATCAGCCCGTTACTGGTGTCGCTTACATTGGCATCATCGCCGCACAAAAACTTATTGGTTTGTCTAAGTACACTCGTATTGCTCAGTGGTGCGCTCGTCGCGGCACTCTCCAGGAAGAGTTGTGTAACGATATTGCTAGGGAAATAGAAAAGGCAACAGGAGCACCTAACTTAGGCGTTTACATCCAAGCTACACACGGATGTTGTGAGAATCGAGGCATTATGGCCAAGAGTAGTTTAACGCAAACTACAGTATTAAAAGGTAGTTTTAAGGATGATGCTGGGGTTAAAAAGGAATTCTTTGACAACATCAAACTGCAACAGGAATATTCTTGCTGATTTGACACAAAATGGCTAAACTGCTATAATTAGGATATCAATAACTACAGGAGCTCCTGTGAAGTCAGCTATCCTAATTCTGTGTACTTTAGTATTAACCGCTTGCGGGGGTGGCGGGGGAGGCTCTGCTATTAGCACCACCCCAACTCCTGGTCCAACATTGTTAGCAACAACCAAAGTATTAGATTTACATACAAACAACAATACCGTATACAATCAAGCTACAGGTGACTTGAATGGTGATGGTAGAGAAGACATTGTTGTAAGCGGGTGGTTCTTTGATAGTACTAATGCCAAACTTTGGGTCTTTATACAAAACGCTGATGGCACATTAACTGACCAAACTGCTAACTATATTCCCCCAAGCACCTTTACCGGAAGTCAGCATGTCTTTATCTATGACATGGACAATGATGGGCATAATGATATTGTAGTTCCGGGATTTAGAGACGGCAGTACCATTTATAATGCGGACACTATTATATTTTGGAACCAACCAGGAACCACATTTTTACCACAGGTATTGGCCAGCACACAATCGCATGGTGCTTGTATTGATGATATCAATAACGATGGTAAATTGGATTTACTTGCCGGTGGAGGCGGGGTGTTTTTAAATCAGGGTAATAGAACATTCAACTTAAATTCTGCACTAATGCAGGGCAATACATATTTTAGTGCCTGTGCAGTGGTACACCAAGGTAATGGTGATGTCAGCATAGCTTTGGGTAATAATTGTTATTTTGGTTGCGGGGCATCATCAGACAATATTTTCAATTTTTCTGTAAATAATAGTGTACTGACATTTAAAAATGCCATCCAAATATCCGGAACAGGGGCTTCGGGATTTATAGATGCACTGGCGATAAATGGTAACTTTGTGTTTATGTACAACGGGCCTTCATCCAGAGTATTGTACTCAAATACAGGTGCCGACACATTTGCATATACCAATACTCTTGACACCCTGGGCAATGACTATTATGCCTACACCACAACAGTAAACAATAATCCCGCAGTATTCTTTGCAGGTAATCAATTAGGCAGTAGGATTTATACCACTACCGGCGGATTCGTTGTATACGATGCAACTGCATTTACCGATATGAGTGGGGGAGTAGCAGATGCACAAACTGGGGGTGTTTATCATGATGCAACAGGATCCAAACTTTACTTATTCCAACTATTCAACAATGCGTTTTACATTAAGGAACTTATATGATATCGCTACCACCAGGATGTAAAGTCAGTTACAGTATTTGGATAGACGTAGATAAGCTATCAGACGAGATGTGCGAATGGTTTGGCATGATTGGCGGCTCTGTGACCGAAAAGACTGAAGCCTTTAGTGGTAGATCTTATACCTTAAAGGTCATAAAAGAAGTACAATATGGCAAAGCCAAACCCAGTTACTATAGACAAGACGGCACCGGATATGTTAAAATAAACTTCCACGGTGATGACGCCTCTACAGCAAGTATGTTCTTACTTAAATTTAGTGAGAGTGTGGTTGCACATAATATGAAAACGGAGTTTGATTTAATAAAATGACATTACCCTTACAAGCAAATTTAAAAGGCTGGCCTTTTGCGGCAGCACAATCTGTGATAGATCCCAAACGTGAAGCCGCACTACAATACTTCACAACTCAGGCTATGTTTGAGGGTTGTATGCACGATGAGTCAATAATTCCTACGTATTATGAAACTTATCGTAAATGGTTGATGTCAAGTATTAACAATAAATTTAATGGGTTGGATGCTTTCCCTATTAGTGCGTATAGTAACGGTACCACAGAAAGTTTTGATAAGTTTTACTTAAAAAATGCTACAAAGCGTTTTCGTTGCTTCCGTGGTGAGTATATGTATCATCGGGTTGCCTGGCGTAATTACTTTCCAAATTGGGCGTTCATCGATGACGAGCCCATTAAAGAGGGCGATGCAGTAGTCTGTAGTTTACCGTTTGCAGATACTGGAGATGTTCATCCTGCGTTCACGAAAGATTTTTTGGATAATTGCCATGCTCTAGGAGTTCCTGTCTTGATTGATGCTGCATTCGTTGGTATTGTTGGTGGACTCGAATATGACTTTGATCATCCGGCTATTACGGATCTTTGTTTTAGTTTAAGCAAAACATTCCCGGTTAACTTAATTAGGATTGGAATTCGATTTACACGTGAAGATGACGATGATAGTTTATTAGTCTATCATAAGACACAATATGTAAATAGGCTTGGCGCCGCAATTGGTTTAAAATTTATGCAGGCATGGGATATAGATAATATTTACAATACCTACAGATTCAAACAG